TGACGCTCCAAACACCGCCTGAGCTGCCATCGTTTCAGAGGCAGTTGATGTTTCGTTGATCGTTGCCGGGAACGTGATAAAGCCAACGTCCGTGTCCGTCCCGGTTGCTGATTCAGAGATCGTGGCAGGGAACGTGATGAACCCCACATCGCTGTCTGATGCTGTCACCGAGTCCGAGAACGGCGCATTGAAGGTACTTGGCGCAACCAAGAAGGTATCTGAAACCAACGCACTCTCTGTAATACTCACCCCTAAGTCAGTGGCCGCTGCCAACAGATCTGCAGCTGTAAGACTCTCATTTAATGCGGCGTTAAAAATTAACGCGCCAACGGCCGTACTATCGGAACCTGTAAGACTCTCATTTAATGCAGCGTTAAAAATTGACGCGCCAACAGCCGTACTATCTGAACCTGTAGCGCTTTCAGAAACAAAAACGTTTATAGCCCCCTCTGGGAGCGCCGAGAACGGGAACTCTGCGAATGAGCCAAAGCCAAACATTAGAAGAACAAGAAGAAGTTAGATGTTGCAGTCCCCGGAGCGGGGGCGACGTTGAAGTACCACCCTAAACTGCCGTTGTTCGTTGAGTTTGCGCCAGCGTACCATGTCGTATCAAGACTGAACGCCCTCACACCGGTGATCGTTAGGTAGTCAACGTTCGCTGCCGTTCCAGATCCGGTAAAGATCAGCGTACCCGGAGAACTCGCAGATGTACCTGTTACCGTCAGGATGTTGCCAACCGTGCCAGTAGCCGTCCATGAGGTCGTGACCCGCTGAGTCGTCGTTCCAATGTTGATTGTGTTGGCACCAGCAGCGGTGCTGCTAATGGTCTTGAAGGTGTTGTTACCGCCGATTGATAGCGTACCGTTGCCGCCTTGATTCAGCGTGATGTTGGTGTAGGCAACGCCGCCGCCTTGAAAACTTTTAGAAGATGCGCTGGTTAGGCTAATTGTGCCGGTGCCGGTGACGGTGAGGTTAGTGGAGGTGGATGTAGTCCAACCTCCTGAGTTAGTTATAGTCCAAGTCCCAGAACCTATAGCAATAGTTCTTGTATTAGAATTTGAAGAACTTACACCGCCTTGAGTTGTGCTGCCTGACAGTGTTACATTATAAGTTACAGCGTCGAATGTCCCATTGGTTATAGTTATAGCTGGGGCACCGCCACTTCCAGTCGATGTAAAAGCATCTTGTAATGATACTGTTCCACCTACTGAATTAATAACCAAATATTGTGGAAAAGATTTTCCCTGACTCGTTATGGTTTGGCTTACGCGACCCAAAAATGTCAGGCTTGTAGCTCCACCAGTTATGGTAGTCCCTGTTCCATTAATCCAATTTCCGTAAATTGAGGGTCCTGGCCCAGTAGCCAGCGTCATCGTGTTTGCCGTGCGAGCCGACATATCGATGGTGCCGATGTTGTAGGAGACATCGATGGTTATCGTGGCACCGCTGTTTAGCCCTGTGGCTTCAAAGATGCAGGTATCTTGCGCCAAAGGGAAGTTATTTGCTGCAACCCCGCCCCCACTTGTTAAGGCCCAGCCTGTAGCGGACCAGCCGCCACCCGCTGCAAGGTTCCAATATTTGTTTGCCGCAGCGGTAAACGTGATTCCACTGTTGCCCTTACAGTCCCCCAGCCGAGTTCCAGATACCGGAGCCGCAGCACCCGCTATAGTGATGTCGCGAAAGTCTACATCCGTACCGGAGAACGCAGCGGCAGTGATCGTGCGGGTGGTGCCAATTGTGTTTGATTGGACAAACTGCCGCATCGTGGCGTTGGTGCCAGCGGAGAAGGTCAAAGTGCCGGTGACCGTTTGGTTGGCAGACAGGGCAATGGTCTTTAGGCCCGAAGAAGTAATGCCGGTGAAAGACAGATTGTTAAAGCTATTTACGCCGTTGATGGTGATGGTAGTTCCGGGGCTGGTATTGGTAAAGCTGACGTTGTAGAAAGTTTGGTTGTTGCCAGAAAAGGTTGGCGAAGTGTCTGAGGAGTCAATCTGAGAGGTGCTTGCGGTAACAGTTAGGTTTGCACGAGTTGTTTCGGTTGTGCCAAAATTAATAAATCCAGAAAGTCCCAACGTTGTTGTTCCCGTGCCAAAGTTAATTGTGCGAGTATTTCCGTTATTAGACGCGATATTGCCCGCCGTTAAATTATAGGTGGAAAGATTAATAGAGCCATTCGTAACCGTCAGCGCTGACGTTCCTATATTTAGCGCACTACCCAAACTCCACGAACAATCTACGCCATTTATTGTTATCGTGCTTGCCAGCGTTACCCCATTAGTCGTAAAAGTCAGTCCAGTCGAGTTGCTGGATAACGTCATGTTCCCAGTATATGTCCTCGTCAGTCCCGTTGCAGGAAGCGTTACGTTGCCGTGTATCCCGACCATTGCGGTCGATCCAGCAAGCGTCACATTGCCAGACAGCGGCCCAGCGATCGTGAGTGACTTCATCCGAATCCCGCCGGTCACGGCATCTACCGTAGCGGTATAGGCAGTTGCGTTAGAGGCTGAATCAAAGATCACATCATCGTGACTACGTGGAACCGCTGCTCCGGAACCGCCGCCAGAGCTAGTAGACCATCTCGCGGTATCCGACCAGTTGCCCGTGCCACCGACCCAGTAGCGGGTTCCATCAGCAGGTTTAGCCGTGCGGTAAACAGGCGCAGCTGCCGTTCCTGTGCTGTTGGCTCCAGCGTAGAACTCACCGGGGCTTGTGGCTGCAAAGCCGATACTGCCCATTGCAAGGTAGTCAATACCGGATGTGCAAGAGCCAGCAAGGATGTGAGAGGTTCCTGTGCCTCCCAACGTGACCACGTTACCCGCAGTGCCCGTGACAGTCCACTTGCCGAAGGTCTGATTGGTTGCTTGGAAGTCTATGGTATGTGCAACGGTTTTCGTGCTGGCAATCTCTGCAAATGTATTGTTTCCACCGATAAATAAAGTAGATGTGCCGGTTGTCCCGCCGATGGTGAGTTTATTGTAAGTAAAATCCCCGCCTTCAAAAGATCGTGTTGACGAGCTGGTGTTAGACAGAACAATATTGGCTGTGCCTTTATAAAAGTTTAAGCCAGATGCGGTTGGATTCCATACCGCGCCTGTGCCTGTTAAAGTCCATGTACCAGATCCCATTTTTAATGTTCTAGTAGATCCACTAGTTGACGCTGTAGTAAATGTCACATTGTATGTGACAGCATCAAATGTTCCTCCAGACAACGAAAACACACTTGTTGTTGTTAATGCATCAGCAAGCTGTACTACTGTTGAAATATTTATTACACTTATAGCTGTACCACCAAAGGACACTCCATTACTTGTAATTGTTTGTGTGCCATTTTTTGCAAACTGCATTGTTGCGTTAATTGAGCAAGTCACGCCAGTGCCAAATTTCCAATTTCCATAAACAGTCGGACCAGACGGCCCAGACAATGTCATTGCGCTCGTTCTTGCAGAAGCATCAAATGTTCCAACGTTCCGTGGCAAATTAAATGCTATGGTTCCAGCAGCCCCAGTATCATCAAACACCGCAGTATCTTGTGGCAGTGGAAATTGATTAATGTCTGGCGTTCCACCAGAAGTTGGACACCATCCCGTAGCAGTCCAGTTCTGTGATCCAGCAAGGTTCCAGTAAACGGTTTTTGGAGCAGGGAACGTAATTCCAGAGTTCCCACCGCAGTTACCTGCTCTGGTCGGCGATGATCCCGCAGCAGCTCCAGCAATCGTGATGTCTTGGAAGTCGCAGTCTGTTGCGGATAAAGTCCCTACAGTTAATATTACTGGAACTCCAGGTGAATTTGACCTAACACTTAATCGCCTAATTACTGTTGCTCCATTAACAGTCAAGGTGCCATTTATTGTTTGATTTTGAGAAAACGCCACATTTCTATATTCGCCACTAAATGATGGAGCGGCAACTGTTAAATTATTAAATGTGTTAACAAAATTTATTGTGTGATCGGCGTTGAATGTTCCCGTGCCTGTAAACGACACGTTATAAAACGTTACACCGCCTCCGTTAATAGTTACGGCTGAATTATTGCTCGTCAAATTTATTTGTGAAGTACCAGCGCTAAATGTAAGGTTCGTTGCCGTTGACAACCCTATAGCCGAACCTGAACTACTTATTGTAACTGTGCTTGACCCCAACGCAATTGTCCTAACGTTGGAGTTGCTGGAAGACAAAGTCCCAGCAGTGACATTGAAGTTCTTGGTATCAAACGTGCCGTTGGTGACGGTGAGTATATTTGATCCAATATTCAGCGCATCAGCAAGCTGAACTGTGCCTCCGTAGGAGTCAACCGTTAACGCACCACCAAAGCTCTTGCCTGCACTGGTAATGGTCTGTGTGTTTCTACCGGAATAGGTTAATAAGGTTCCGCTCGATACGTTTGACCCAGAACCATTTATCCAATTTCCGTAAATTGTAAAAGTTCCCAAGTTCAACGTCATCGCGCTCGTCCGTCCAGACATATCGACCGTCCCTGTGTAGGGAACAGCAGAGTCCATCGTAATCGTGCCGGTCACTGACCCGGCGTTAGTGAACGTGGCTGTGTCTTGAGCGAGCGGGAAGAAATTGGTATTGGGCGCTCCTGTAGAGGTATCCGACCAGCCGTTGGCAGACCAGTTCTGTGCGCCAGCAAGATTCCAATACACCGTCTTCGGCGCACTGAATGTGATCCCTCGGCATCCTCTTAAATCACCGATCCTCGTACCAGAGATCGGTGCAGCAGTACCAACAACGTAGATGTCCCGAAAGTCTGCGTCAGTCAGACTAGGAGCGGAGTTGATCGTGAGGGTTTGGGCTAGGCCGTAGGTAACACCTTGAAAAAAAACTCGTCGATTGCCTGCGGTGCTTGTGGTGGATAGGGTGCCGTTGATGGTTTGGCGAGAATCAAAAGTAACTTGACGAATACCTACGGTAGATGGCGCGGTAATGGTTAAATTGTTGAAGGTATTAATACTAGTTATAAAATGCGTTGCCGCTATTCCTGATGTAAAAGACACATTATAAAAAGTAACCCCAGTTGCAGTTACTGCCCCGCCAGCAAGACCGGTGCCAGAGCCTGTGCATATAATTGTTGACGTTCCAGCATTAAAAGTTAGATTAGTATTGGTTGAAAAATTTACCGAATTACCACTAGAACTTTGACTAAAAGTAAGGGTGCTGCCGTTCAGTGAAATTGTTCGAGTATTGCTGTTGTTAGACACCAAATTTAGAGCGGTAACGGAATAATTACTGGCCGAAGTTGTAAACGTTCCCTGTGTGACGTTTAATGTATTAGACCCAACATTTAGTGCATCACCAAGCGTTACCGTAATACCTGCGCCGTTAATCGTTACCGGGCCAAGCGTTTTACCCGCGCTGGTTAGCGTTCCTGTTCCATTAAGCGTCAACGTACCGACATAAGTCACCGTCATCCCGGCAACCAAAGTAACGCTGCCAGACACCGTGATAGCCGCAGATCCCGCTAGAGTGCCGGTAAAGCCAGTGCAGTTGATTGACTTGGCCCCGGTGTTCCCTGTAGAGATGGTTACGGTGTTTGCGCCGGAAGCACCATCAAAGAACACATCGTCCGCAGACGTAGGGACAGCTTGTCCACCGGCACCGCCGGAGGTTAGCGCCCATTTGGTACCGGCAGTACCGTCCCACGCAGCCGTTCCACCGACCCAGTAGCGATCTGCCACGGTTACACCCTATAGAACCAGATGCCATCAATCTCGATCAGTTTGGCTCCAGAGGGCGGGACTCCTTCTAGCTTTTGATAGACCTCACCACCGATCTCTTTGGTGGTATCCGGCTGTTCTACCGGGGGCGCGGTGACTACTGCGATCCAGTTGTCCCGGCGCTGCTCCTTCATGGCCTGGATCTCTGCCTCGGTGAAGGTGTGATCTTCCGGCAGGTGCAGAGCGTCAGCGAACTTGCCGTGCGGCGTTTCGAATTCAAAATCGATTTTGATCATGTTATGCCTGCGTGGTTACTGCGACCACATCCCAGCGCGTGTTATTGGCGTTGTAGATGCAGCCGACATATGTGGTTTTGCTGATTGTCGTTGCGGTAGGAAGCGTTACGCCAATTACAGTGTAAGTGCCGTTCCAAGTCAACGCTCTCGATGTCCCGTTGTCCAGAATACGAAAGATCAGCTTGTTACCATCTACAGGAGTTCCGATTGGCGCGTTAATCTGCAACGCCGCCGCCTGTGCCGTTACGACATACTGATCATACGCAGAAATATCAGGAGTGATGGCCGAGGTCGATGCAGTGCTAGATACTCTTGGGTCAATTCGTTTGTTGGTTAGGGTTTCAGCACCATTTGTTGTGGCCTGATTGATCTGGGCTAAGACCTGAACAGTGCCGCTACTGTTTTTGAAGTACAGCTTTCCGTCAGCGGTGTTGACCACCAACTCACCAGCGGAAAGGCTTGCGCCAGTCGGGACAGATCCAGGTGTGCTGCTGTACCTTAGTTGGATTGTCGTGACGTTGCCTGAATATGACGCTGATGTAGCGGGAACAATATCTGACCCGTCAATATAAACTGAACGCTCTGCGGGATACGTCAGGAACACATCCTTACTGCCTGACCCCCAGTTAACAGCCGACCCTGAATTGCTAGAGTCAAGAATCGTATCTCGACTGAGCGTAGTTCCAGAAGATGTGTACGTTCCGATACCGACTTCCCAGTCAGTACCATTTGTGACCGTATAGTAGGTTGTGTTTCCGTCACCGACGACAGAAAAGGATTGATAGCCCGTCACAGCACCGGCTAGTGTATAAGTGCCAGTGCTAGTCGTTGTTGTTGTCTCTTTTACACGGTCTTTTAGGACAAGCGCCATGACATCGGCCTATTAGGCAGCATCTAGCGAGAACGTATAGGTCACATTCAGCGTATCGCCCGATACCACACTCCGGTCTCCGGGAGACTGGAAATCAGCGGCAGAGAACAGAATCCCTGTGGAGCCGCCTTTAGTATTGTTGCTGATCAAGAACGCGCCACCAATGGTCGTGGTGCCGTTGATGCTAAACGATGCTGGCGAGGCTGAGTTGCTAATCACCGAAGGATCTGCGGTCGTTGCCGTCCCAAACGTTGCAGCAGGACGGGTGGCGTTGCTGTAGGTCGTGTTCTCAGTCCAGCCAGCATGAAGAGCAGCGGTATCACCAGCAGCCGGATTGTTTGATGAAGCAGCGCCATACAGCCCAATATACCAAGCAGCAGAATACGACACACCCTTAAAGTACTGAGTGTTCATGTCCTGAAGACCCACGTTCACCACGAGGTTCTTGGACTCTGCTTCCCACTTACGATTGCCGTCTTTGTCGAGGCACTCAATATAGAACTTACCGCCCGCTTTGACTTTCTCGGTCGGTTGGACATGGCGTTCCACCGAAGCGGTCACGATGTCAGTAGATTTGGCTTTTTCGTGAGACATGATTTACCCCAAACGAATGATTGCGGAAGTGTTGGTGGCAGTTGGAAACTGCACGGTAAATGTGCTGACGGAAGTTTTATCTGTGCCAAAATCTAAGACACATACAGCGCCATTATCACCAGCCTTGTAAATCAACGCGCCCCGAGCGGTGAACGCAGCAGACCAGCTAGGGTTGTTAAACGTAAGATACGCAATATTATCGTTAATAGCAACGGTAGCCCCCGTCAATAAAGCTGCAGCATACCCAGAAGCAGAAACCTCGCCGGTAGTCGTGTACGCGGTTGTACTGGCATTAAGCGTTGCATTGTTCGTATAGAGGGCCATGTAAAACGACCCGCTCGAAAAATTAAACGAGCCGGTCAGCAACCCCGTCTTAAACACGTCGCAAGTATAGTTGCCGGTGAAAGCCATCAGGTCACCGCCTGTCTGTATTGCCCAGACCGGTACGCATCTTGACGCTCCATACCGTCGCCCAGACGCTTAGCAAGAGCAAGTGCTTCTTTGTACTTACCATCGTAAAGCGTAATCAGATCTTGCTCACCCTTCATGTAGGTGTAAGCCTCAATCAGCGAACCGTACAACAAGACCGAGTCAAAATTGTCGCCCAGCCAAGTTGTGTTAGCCGTGACGATTGACTCAGGATAGTAGTAATAGTGTAATTCGACGGTGTACGCGTTATCTGGCGTTGGGCCGAAAAGGAAAGACAGCTCCGTCGTAATCGTCGTACCAGACACCGTCGGACCAAACAACGCATAATATTTTGGAATGGCGGCATCAGTAGGCGACGGGTACGCTTGCCGAATGTAGTTCACATCTTTGTTCAGCAAATACTCATAGGCACCCGTGCCGTCAATAACCGCAAACGAGTAAACGGCAAGAAAATCAAGCGGGCACGAAAGATACTTAATATTTGCAGACGTTGTTCCCGTCACGTTTTTACGCAGAGACGGGAACTGAACAGAGTTATAAATACGCTGTTCAGCCTGTTTAACAAAAACAGGAATCTGTGCAGCAAACTCGGTGCTGGTGTTTTCTGTGTACGCAACGAGTGCTGCAGAGAGCTCCGTGTAGTTCACGCCATCGGCCCTCTAGACATGACGCCTTTCGTTGCAGCGCCAGTGCCACGCATCTTGATGCCCGTCGTTTTAGCTTCTGGGCTGTAGCCGTGCCGATCAACACCGTACACCGACATGTTCACGCTGTCCGCTTTGGTCGGTTCTGCATCATAACCATTACCCAAACGGACGTTATCGCCCGTCATAGTGTGCGCGGGCGCGTAGACATCGGCAGGGCCGATCTCTTTGCCCTTCACTTTCATGCTAAATTTAGCCATGTCAGATCCCCGTGGCGCGAACAGAACGAACAGACTTCTTCTGGTTGGCAACCTTTGCAAGGTTACGTCCAAGCTGCCGCATCTGCGCGTTGGTTTTGCCGCCTTTAGCAAGTTTGGTCAGCGGCTTGCCGGGATGCATCGCTCGCTCGTGCTTGTGAACCGCTTTCTTCGCGTCCATCGTGGACTCCTTCAGGTAGTCACTACCGTTACTGTACCAAGTTGAATCGTTAACACCAAGTTGTTTGGCGTTAATCCGGCATCGTTGGCTCTCGAGCCCCCGACAGGATTCCATCCCCACTGAATATCGCGACTGCCCGGACTTGGATACCCCACAGCATTTGGACCTGTACCGCCATTTAAAGCGATCTGAAGCCCCGTAGTACCCGCCTGCTGATAACTGACATCAGGACGCGGTTCACGCACTGCCTGTGGATCATAGACCGGATACATGCCCAACTGCAACTGTGGCTGATCAGGTTCCCAACATTCCGGACACACTTTAATGCTGACCATCTTTGTCTTGATTGTCAGCTTACGCAACTGTTTGAGCAAGTATCGTTGACCGCAGCGATCGCACTCGGCGATCGAATACTTACCGGCAGCGTACTTTGGCCCCGCCATACATCACCTGTAATACATAATGCGGGGAACAAACCGATCGTTGGCTTTGTCGCGATCTTCTTCCGACGCCAACTGCCATTGCTGCTCGTAGTCTGCCTTCAGCATCGCAATCCGATCCGGCGTAGCGTTGGGCAACTTGATCGACAGGTAGTACGCCAACCCCGCCACCATGCAGTTCAGCAGTCTAAACGGAATGTCCTCCGTCTTCGTGCCCGTGCCCGCATCCTGCATCCGACGCAAGCGCCAGTACACAAACATGTAGAACGGATCACCAATCGAACCTTGATTGGGCAGCGGCCAGATATTGATCGACGGGGGCCGCACGACCGAGATCGCAGCACCAACGTTGTGTGTAGCGGCAATCGTGTTCTGTTGCCCGCGCCCGCAATAGCTAAAGTAGCCCGCCGTCGAACTGGGGCTCGGCTGAGTTAGATTGCTGTAACTGATGATCTCATTACCGATCTTCACAAAACCTGCGGCTGCAAACTGCGTGACATCATTGACGTAAATCGTCGTATCAGCCGGGGCGGCATTCTGTGTTGCCACCGTTGCCGTTGTCGCGTTTGACTCAGCCGTCTGACGGTTGATCCAGACTTGAATGGGCCGACCCGATGCGTACTTATTAGGAATCGTAGAGTACGTGGACTCACTGATCCGATTAATGTTGATGTCGACTTGCGTCGTTCCGACACCTGCATTCGTGCGCGTGACCTGATCTAAAAGGTCGATGGTGTCGTTGGGCAGCGCGTAGATGGCCTGATTAGGGTAGAGCGGAATCTGCCCTTGCTCAATCGTCCACAGATTAATGCCCCGGTTCGCCCACTCAATCGTCAGCAGGTTCAAGCTACGCCGAGCCGTCCGAAAATCATAGCCCGTACGCAGCTCTTGCCCGCAACGCTCGAACGCCTCCTCAATGAGGTCGTTAACGTCAAGATTGAATGTGGCGGTACCGGTGGTAGTCACTTATCTATACCTCGCCGTTTTTTGAGCAATGCCTTTAGGCTGACTAACAAACTGCTTTCCTTTAGCCTTGCCAGCCCGTTTCGCACGAGTTGTAGCGGCATACTCGGCAGGACTGAGAGCTTTGATAGCAGCTTCAGGAAGGTAACGTTCACCAGTCTTGGAGGACGGTTTTCCACTCTTTGTTCTCCATTTCTGAGCGGTCCAGTCTTTAAGCGACTGCTGCGGGGCTTTCAATCTCGATACCCCCCACCCTTAGCCTTGTACTGCTTCGCTAGGAGCTGCGCTTTCCTCGCGGACCATTGCCCTGCCGCCGTACCCTGCACCGCCTGAGCCTTGATGCGGTTGAACAGTGCTTTACGCATCCCCGGCTTCGTGTAGTTGCCCGCAGCATTGACAGACCCACCCTCAGCATACTCATAAAACGCCGTATCGTCACGGCGTTGTTTTCGCTTCGGACCCGGCATCTTCCGGGGGCTAATAGCCCCCATCCCACGAGAAGCCATCATAGCGACGCTCCTTAGACGAAACGACCTTTCGTCTTGCCGCGTTGTGCACAACCGTCTGCACGTTTGGAAGCTGAACTGACAGAGCCGCCCTTTGCCCGCTTCAACGTGCCCATCGCTGACCGACGAGAAATTTCAGCGGCTTTGCCGGACTCATCACGCAGCTTTTGCAGCTCGGCTTCCGCGTCCATTTTTCGCATCATTTCAGGCGATGGCGTCAGCTCATTGACCGGCGGTTTCGGCGTAGATGCTGGCGGTGCACCAACGTCATCCGGAGGATTGACGCCCTCAAACGGGCCGACTACGTTGGGTTTACGTGGATTAGGCATGTCAGCACATCCCGCCTTTACGCATCACCACTTTCGTGCCCTTGGTCTTGCCTTTTTTGGCAATCCCATCAGCCGCTTTATGTCCGGCAGCTAGCCCGCCACCCGCCATCTTTTTGGTCTTGCCGCCGTACTTCATACCTTTGGCTTCGGCCATCTCGTGCTTGATCATAGCGGCGGGAGCACCTTTCTTTTTCATAAAGGCCACTTCTTTACCGACCATTGCTTTGGACTCTTTCATGGCACCACCTTCTTTAAAAAATTCCGAAGCGCCTTGATTGGTCTTCGGGCTGTTGATACGTTGCTGATCAGGACGCGGTCTATTGCTATCCTTAAATTTAACACCTTTGTCGGCTTGCATAAACTCCATGCCCACGCGCTGTGGGATGCCGATGCGTTTGGCTGCGGCGGGGTTGTTAGCAACCAACGCCATAAGATTGTGTTGCTTCTGACTAGTTGAGGGCACTTCTCTGATCCTTGATGAACGCATCAATCTTGGCTTCCAAACGATCAAGACGATCTAGTACCCGATTGATGTCGTTGTGTACTTCGACTTTCGTCACATACTCTTTGGCAACCTCTTCCCGAGTTTTGTTCAGGAGGATCTCAAGGCGTTTAAGCTCTGCGGCCTTCTCTTTGAAAACCCATGCAAACAGCCCAAGCGCTACAGTTAGGACTGTATTCCAAAGCGGCATTTCCATCAGCACACCTTGCCACGAGTTTTGCCTCGCTGAGCGATACCGTCAGCGCGTTTAGAAGCGGAACTCACCGACCCGCCCGACGCCATTTTAATAGCGCCGCCTTTTTTATGTCCGTAGTCTGACGAAGGAAGAAACGCAGGCCACCTAAGCTTATCAGGCGCTGTGTACTCGGTCTCGACGTTAGGATTAGCCTCTCTAAGTTTTGCTACGCGTATAACTTCTTGCATCCTTGCAGAAGGCTGCTCACGTGTTCGGGTTTTTTCACGTGCTAAAGCCGCACGAATAATTTTGTCCATTTCGGGCTGCGCACGCAATGCAGCGTCGCGTCCTTCAGCTTCCGCTTGCTGCTGACGCTTAATATCGTTTGCAAAACCTTCTGCCACAATATTGCGGTCTTGCGCCCCAAGCCCCGCATACATCAACGCCCTCTGCCTAACATCATCTTGAATGTTCGGATTTTTATCGGCTAAAACGCCACCGCTTTGATATTTGCGTGCTTTTTTCATGTCAGCAATTCCAAGCGCGGAGAGACTTATTAATCCGGCTGTTGGGATCATTTGCCGTTTTAGCGGAAGTAAGCTTTCGCTTCATCCCTTTCATCCGAGCACAAAATGAATCCCGGCGCTTTCCACCTTCAGGCTGAGGAGGCTTGAGACCCGGCTTGCCCGGATTAGCCGCATTGTAGCTGGCTCGGCCTTTGGCATTCAACCCACCCTTGGGGTTCTTGCCTTCCGCTCTCTGCCATGCAGGAGTCTTAGCCATGTTTACCTCTTTTGTTCTTTCAGCTCTGCCGTCAGCGCGTCAGTCTTCTCTTTGCTGCCAGCACTAGACCCGAGGAAGAAGTTCAGGATCGTTGCGACCACTGTGCCAAGGAGAAAGCCAAGTATCGTATCCGCAAAACGGACGTTGATTTCTGGAATCGTACCAAAGGTGATAAAGAAAATATACGTGACTGCAGTGACGGACCAAAACGTCGCCAAATACATGACAAAGCGTTTGGAGAACGTATCATTTTGCTGCAATGCAGCGGTCTGCATCGCCCGAGCGTCAGCCGTGTTTTTATTGGCTTGCTCGACCATGAACTCCTCATGCTTCATGGCAGACTCACGCAGAGCTTTGATCTCTTCTGCGTTCATGTCGGGCTTTAGCTCAATCCCAGTCTTCTCTTGAACGTAGTCCAGCCCCTTGTCCACGACCGCCTGAGCAACCTTCGGCAGGTTGTTTGAAAGAAGGCTTGAGACGATACCGGCAAGAAGGGGGGCCATGTCAGTTTCTCAGGTTGAATGCTAAGTTTGGGTGCTTCGGGTAAATGACTACACGGTCACCTTCCGGGCATTTGTACTTGATGGTCGCCAGCAATGTCGCTTTCCCAGGTGCCGGAACCTGTTTTAACGTCAGCAAATATGTAAACGTATCAATTTCGTGACTTGCAGGCCCTGCAAAGTTTGGGTTTGACGACACCGCTTCATGCACAACGTTGTTGCCGTCGCGAATTGCTGGAATAAACGACTCAACTGAACAATCGTCACGCTTCTTGATCCGGGCTACTGTTACCATGATTGGCTCGCCAATCTTCGTATCAGCGATCTTAAAGTGTTCTGGTGCCCACTGAATGATTTGATTGTCCAACAAGCCCCACTTGTCAAACAGCGTGTAACCACCGCCAAGCGCCGCAATGCTAGCGGCAACAGCAGCTATGGTTTTGTGAAAGTCAATCATTTCATCTTTGACTTATGTCGTTTATTTCGAGGCGGTTATATGATCGTCGCCTTTAGTAACCGTTACACGCCCTTCGGTGACATCAACTTTCATAGGCGGCTCTTGTCGATCCAGCTTGTCAAGCTTTTCGATCAGCGTCTGGATGACTTGGAACTCGGGCTTTTCTTGCTTGGGTGTAGCCCCGGCGATCCCGTTGAGCATGGAAATAAGCGCGGTAAGCGAAGCACCTAAAAGACCCATCACAGCTGCGATCTTGTCGGACTCTAGGTACAGACTGGAGACAACGCCGATGATGACGATCAGGGTGATATAGAAGAGGCCATGCCTACCAATCGCTTTACCAGCGACTTCTTTGGCAGGGGCTTGAGCATCAAGCCTACGAAGCTCGACTTCCGCTTCGGCTCTCAGCTTGGCGATTTCCTGCCGAAGATTGTTCATTTACGACTCCAACAAGCTTGCAATCCGTCTAGCCCACCCAGCAGAGAAAGACGGCCAATTCTTCATCTCCGTCATGGCTCGAAGCCGCCGAGCCAACATCTTCCGAAGCAGCCCATCAGGATTGACTTCATTGAGAGCGGCCAATGTCTTTGGCCCGAGCACCCCATCAGGCGTAGCTCCAACGGACTGCTGCAACCACTTCACCGCAGCTCCGACACCGCTATTGACCGCAGCATCGAACACAGCATACCGAACTACAGGAGGCAGCTTATCGGCTTGAACCGCATCCCAATACGACTTTTTGTAGATCGCCTTCGCAACATCCGTCGGCATATCTTTCATAGGGCCGTCATAGCAGTGCTCACGCGCTACAGCAATCGTGACGCCCCACATCGTCTCCCCACCCGGATCATTCGGATGGTTTGAATACGACCCTTCATGACCAAGAAGCGTATGGAATGCGGTATCAAAGTCCATACATCACCCGTAAAACACCGTGGCAGTCGTCGCAGTACCGGTCACAGTCACGTGCAGATCGGTGGCACAAACAACACCTTCGCCCGGAATCAACACTGAAAACGGAGTACCGTTTGCCAGCGTAGTCGTTGAAAAAACAGTTGCACCACTAGCGCCGCCGTCTCTTACAACGACCGTGCCTGTAGTCGAACCCGGCGTCACCACCAAACCTTTAAACCGAGTTCGACCACTAAACACTGTGGCTGTGGCACTAACGTACCCAGCTTTTACATCGGTCTGCATCATGGCAAACCTCCATTAGGACGCGGTCGTGATGGCGATCCAAGCAGCCGAACCACGCACATAGATACGGTCGTTCGTCGTCGTGCCGTCAGTACGAAGATACAGCGAACCTTGCGCAGCAGAAATTGTCGGCGCACCGGAACCAACAAAAATACCGAAGTTAGCGGTCGAGCTGATAAGAATCGCCGACATTCCACCCGAAGCAGGAGCCGTGCCGCTATCTGCCGTGACATTACCCGTCGCGGAAACCGAATCCACGCTCATCGCGGGACCAATCGTCGAAGTGGTCGTAACCGCGCCCGTGGTCGAGTTAACGGAAATAGTTTGAAAGCCGTTCTGGGACCGAACTGGACCGGAGAAGGTGGTATTAGACATTTAAGCCTCACATGCGAGTAGCGTGTATCAGTCTGCATGTCGTCAGCCGGGACTGCCTGATACACGGGATGACCCCGGAATAGTGCTGTTGTATCACACCTAATATAAAAAAGAAAGGGGGCCGAAGCCCCCTTCCAATCAGTCATTAAACTGATTAAGCACCCGGCGAACCGTACATACCGAGCGGATCAGACCAGCCGAACGAATAACGCTCGCGAGCCTTGTACCGCACGTTACCGGTATCGAAGTCACCGTCCATCGAGTTCTGCAGCGGGGTCCGCACAAAGTGCTTCATACCGTTGGGAACATCGGTGGTCAGGAACCACGCGTTGGTATCGGTCAAGAAGTGGTTGACCGTGTAACCGCCCGGGATCGAGCCGTTGTTCTTCAGCGCGTTGATGTCGTTATCCGCAGTCGAGACGCGAAGCTCGGTCTCAAGCAGACGGGTTGCAACGAACATCAGGGCCGGGGGAACAACAAGCTTCTTCGGCTTAGCAGCGATCAGCAGACCACGCTCATCCGTCCAGCCAGCGATCTGAATGACCGCCGCCTCAAGCGACGTTTCGTTCAGGTCAGCAGCGGTAGAAGGCGTGTTGCTGTTGGTGCCGCCGGAGATCAACGGATGCGCCGTGCTAAACAACGAAACGCCATCACCGCCGACATACGCGGAGTTGAAGCCGTTATTCAGAGTGGACGCCGCCTTGACCTGCTTGGTGTACGCCATCGCACGGGCCAGAGCCTTGGTGTAACGCGCCGACAGCGAGTCGTAGAGGTTGTCCTCAATCGCCTCTTCCGTCAGCGAGAAACCCAGAGCAATGGTTTCGTGGTTATAGCGAGCGGTCCAAGCTTCCTGCGCGTTATCGTAGGCAATCGCACTGCCCTCGTTCTTCACCGGAGCGGCGGAGAAGCCAGACAGTTTGGTTTCCTCTTCAAACGAACGCTCGGAGGTCTCGGTTTCGTAGATCTCTTTGTGCTCTTCGCCGTAACGCGAGTACTCCAGACCGAACAGCGCGTTCAGCCCGGGGAGCAGCTCTTTCAGTAGTTGTGCGCGTGAAATAGCCATTTAAGTTCCCCTTTAAGCAAGCGCCGTAGCGAACTGATAGCTGTGCCAGCCCTGATTCCACTTGACCAGCACCTCCGGATACCCAATAAAGGTAAACGAAGAACTGGCAGCGGCGGTGAGGGTCGCAGCAACCGTTACAGTCGTACTGTTGACGTTGGTAACGTAATTGTAGTTACCGGGAGCACCGCCAGCCGTAGCTTGCGGGCAGATGACCTGCATACCAGCCTGAAGGCCAGTCACAGCAGCAGCCAACGTGATGGTCGTACCGGCCGATGACCCAGTGCCCGTCACGGTGTAAGCCGTCTCGGGAACCACGCCAATCACACGGAAAGGCAGCGACGTAGAAGCCACACGCACGTTACCGGTTCCGGTCGTAGGACCATCGCCAGAGACTGCCATCTTCGAGTTGCCCGTCGTGGTGCTACCAGCGGTACCCGTAACAGCGTACACGTTAGTGCCAACAAACGACTGGTTTGCATAACCAACAGCCGTAGCCGTGTTGCTCTCAGTCGAAGTCTGACCAACCATGACGACTTTGAAGACCGCCGACGGATCGTCCACCACATACGCCACGATGTCATCCGCTGCAGTGCTCGCAGGATAATACTGAGCAAAGAGTTTCTGACCCGTCGACGGGTTGGTATACGAGCAGCCAACGAACACACCGATCAAACCAGCGATCACCGAGGTGGGGCTGGTAGCGGCGGAGTAAGACGTTTTGATCAGAGTACCGTCAGTCGTGAGCTGGACCAGATCGCCATAAAACAGGCTGGTGGAATAGCTACGAGCAATCGGAATCTGTCGCGTAGCGCCAGCATACGGTAGCCCATTCAGCTCATTGATGGGTTTGAAACCATACGCGGCGTCAACAGAGGGGTAAGCCATGTTTGACTCCTAAATGTTAAGTGCCTTTGCCAAAGCTCGTCGAAGACTTACGCTCTTTGAAGAGCGGCATCCTCGGGTCACTCTGACGCATAAGATTGTTGTCCACAGACTCCATCTGACCTGCAGCCTGCCTATTGAAGTGATCATTACGCTGGGCTACAAATTCGACGGGCGTCTTGCAAAGCAACAAACCACCGATCTCAATATTGTCCCGAAACCGAGACGCAGGATCGACTAGCAGTCTAAACTTCGGTTGCTCTTCTACGGGCACCGGCTCCCAACCCTCACGGAGTTTCCCGGAAAGGTTACGAGGGTCCGCCGTATTGAGCGTAGAAACGCGAATCCACCGATACGCATATCCCGGCATCTTATCGGGTTCGGGAAGCGATTCGGGTTGCTGCCACTGCTTAGGACGAGCTTTAGATTCCCGCGTTTCAACGTCACGGGGCGTGCGACTTTCAGCCATTTTGAGCCTCCATTTTCAACAGTTCCCGTGCGTATTGTTCCGGCGTTAGTCCCAGCTTTTTTGCGAGCTGAACTTGGCTTGCACGCAGCTTGATCTTGTTTGAAGACGTACTACGCGTAGCCGGAGCTACTACGGTGCTAGCTTTCGCTTTTGACGCGGGCTTCGCATCCTCAGCCCCGAAAAAATCGGGGAAACGCTTCCGAATCGTTTTGTCCAACTCGGTATAGTATTCATCTGACCCAACAGGCACACCAGACTCTTCCAATTCGGAGTGAAGTCCCAGTGCAAATGCCGTCATGCCCTTATTCGCGCCAAACCAAGGATTACGTTCTTGCCACGCCAACGCCTTAGTATCAGCCCGAGGTGCAGCCGGTTGAGCCGGTAAATTGTTTTGTACAGGAGTTTCAGCCTCTTGTAAAGGGGGGAGCCTAAAACTCTTTGCCTGCATCAGCTTGTAAGTTGCTGTCTGCAGCGCCTGCTGCGCTTCAACAATCTTGTCGGCGTCGAACTCTTCGTGCGCGGCCTTCAATGCTTGTTTAGCTGCATTAAGCTCCATCTCTGCTGCATGTTGCGCAGTAGCGACATACTCTTTCTCTCCCGTCGCAAGCAGACTTTTAATCTGTTTGTTTTCTTCGAGAAGGCGTTGCGCCAGCGTAATTGCTTCCTGTTGTTCGCGCAAAGCGGCTTCTTTTTCACGACGTTCGTCATGCCAAACTTTTCGCATCTGCTTAAATTTGGTTTTGACTTTTTCGTCGTAATCTTCCAGCTCGTCTTGCTCAAGCTCTTCAACCAAAGGCTTGGGCAGCGGGGTACGTCCGCGATCTTCTGCAGGCGTATCATCCTCGATCTCAATTTCGAGATCAGGCGCTTCCTTTGCTTTGCCTTGTGCTTCTTCAGTTTCGTCAGGAAACTTAAATTCTTCTTCAGCGAGTTGAGGCATTTTGTGCTCCTCTTATTTGCGTCGAATGCCGCGTGGATCTTGAACCACGCCTTCAACCGAGTCATCGTTGATGAGTCGGAACTCTTTACCGTGAATCACCAGTCGAGAACCTGAGTACGGGCGAACCAGTACAAAGTCTCCTTTCTGGCACCACGGTCCCGTGGGGAAACGCGCCGCGTCCTTATAACAGTCTGGTCCTAACTCCACCACAAACAGCACCGTGGTTAGAGTTTCTTCCATCTGAATGGTTTCAGCAGATTTGGCAAGCCCGTTATCAAACTCCTTCTCCACATCAGGTACCGCGCACAGAATGCGGTATCCCGAGGGTTTTGGGAGCTGCGTAGCTTTTTCTTCTGCGGTCGCGTCTGGTCGGTACATGCCAACCACTTGAGGGCTGCTGGGGTTTGTAGCCAGCAAAATTTCACTCATCCGAGTACTCCATTTTTTGTTGAAGGTCTATGATGTAACCACGCGCAAGGAGTAGACCTCGAATCTCCCCGCACAACTTTTTATACTCTTCAAAATTAAGCGCCTTGCCCTCAGACAAATGATCTTTAAGCTGCGCAACTTTCTCATCGAGCTGAGAAACTAAAACTTCAAATGCGTCCATTTATTAAGTCCTCGACCTTTCTTGACGGGCACGAAGACGTTCTTGCATGGCACGCAATTCTTTTTCGTTTTCCAAATCTGCGACAAACTTCAGTGCCTCTATATTCACAGACCGTTTGTTCTGCGTTTCAGTGTGGTACATCTGCGCTGCTGTCTTCATTGCATCAATCTGCGTGCGCTTATTCTCTGTCGCCTGTTGGGCAGCAATCCGTTCACGTTCAATCTGCAATTGCTGCTGTTTAAGCGCTGCGTCAGCCTGATCTTTAGCCGCTTTACGCTGTTGGTCCTGCGCTTTGATCTGCATTTCTTGCATCTGCAACTGCACCAGCGGATCTTGCGCCTGTTGCTGCGCTTTCTGTTGTTGAACCTCTTGTTGATTCTTCTGGAGCAACTGCTGCGCAGCCTGTGCCAGCATCGGAGCCAACTGCGCCTCGACACGGGGGTCCATGTTGATTTCTTCGCCTGCCTCGTCTTTCTGAGGCGGCAACGCCATACCCATCTGCTGCTCAATCTGTTTGCGATACTCAAACCCAAGATGCTCGTTAATGTGCGCAAGCATCGCCTGCATGAGTTGCGGCGCAGACGGATTGTTCTGCATGAGCGCTTGGATCTTCGGATCTTGCATCGCTGACATGTGAACCGTGATGTGCGCCTGATGGTCCTGATACAAGAATGCCTTCACGGGCTTACCCATCAGGACGTTCTGATTCTCAGTCACCGGGTCGGTCGGCTTCTGATCCTCATCCATCGGCACCAGCTTCTCAGCATTCTTGATACCCAGCACGTCCAGCATCTGCCTGTGCAGCAGCGGCATGTTGTAGATCTGCGGAGCCGCCTGAGCCAACTGCAGCACCGCTTGGTACTGGACGATCTTCTGCGCCATCGTGCTGGCGTTCGGATCGCTGATGGGAATCACGTCCACATCGTCATAATCCGACCGCTTAGCCTGACGATCTCCAACCTCCGGCTCGTAGCTGTAGTCCTCTGGCGTGTACGCCGCGATGATCTTTTTCAGGAGTTTCAGCTCCTGTTTCATCGAATAGTGGATGCGGGCCTGCACCGCCGACATCGTTTTCAGCGTTCTCTCGAGAATGGCAAGCGTCGTCCCCACCGGAGCCTGCGCCGACATGTCACTGATCTGAAGATCGGCGGTATTCGCAAACCGACGCCCCTCCTCAATGATCTTGTCCATCAATCCTGCCAAAACCTGACTGGGTTCTTTGTAGGGCAGAGGCAGCAGATTGTCCCGGATAGCACCGCTTGGCACGTCCACATCGCGCCACTCTCCCGGGGAAATTGGCGTGTCATCGCCTTTCACCCGCATGCCACGGGCTTTGAAGCCTCCCGGAAGGTTCGAGAGCGTACCGGCGTCCACCAACTGCCGAAGGATTGATGTACTGCTCTTGGCGTAGGCTCCAATCAAGTGGATCAGACCAAAGCAATAGAACCCAAAGCCGGGAATGTAGCCGTAGTGCACCAGATGCTGCCGCTTGGCGTGGGTCTTGTCGTCTTCTTCCCAGTTCCGACGGATAGCTAAAACCTGTTGCGTGCCTTTCTCAATAGTCACAATGTATGGCAGTTTGATGCCGTCTTCGTGTTCATAGCCGGGAAGATCGAGATCGACCTGCATCTCGAGCAGTTTGAACCGATCATCGGAGGTGGCACGAAAGCCCAGCTTCTCGGCGATTTTTTTCTCGACTTCATCGAGGATATTGACCGGTTCGCCCAAATCCACGTCTCGGTAGAACCCTGCCACTTGAAGGCGTTTCAGGTCATTCTCAGTCTTACGCATGACGTGGGTCACGCGAGGCGCAGTCTCAATATCTGAGGCTCCGTAGGGGACGACGATGTCTTCAGCGGGGACGAACACTGAGACCTGCCGCTCCATATTGGGATCGTAGTAGACCTTTTTGAACGCGTTACCGGCGAGGCCCAGACCCCACAGCATGCGCTCATGCTCAGGCCGGTACTCGACCATCCGCTCCATGAGCTGATAGTTCATGTCTTCCTGCACGCGTTCTGCAGACTGTTTCTTGGCAGGTGTTTCTTTGCCGATGATTTTGGTCTTGACCGGCCCGCCTGCGGGGAAGGTACTCATCATGGTCTCGGACTGAAACTTCACCAGCGCTTCGGAGAGCATCGGGTGATACACCCCGCACGCACCCTCCCAAGGCTCCGAGCGCTCCTCAATCTTCATCCCCAGCAACTCAAGCCCGTCCACGTACGTCTGCATCCAGTCCTTGCGACTGGAGATGTCATCCTCAAAGTCCGACAAAAGTTCAGCGGCTAGGGACTGCAGCTCGCCATCGTCCATGTACTCGGCCAAGTTGGCGTTGAAGTCTTCGGCAGTTTCTTTTCTGGGCACAAGCTCAATCTCAAGCCCATCCATACCGATGGTGACGGCGTCGGGATTCTCAATCTCGATTTCAATAGGTGCCGGATTAGGTTGTTGCGCCAAGTCGAGCGAAGCCGGTGTGGTGTAGAGCGCTTTGTCGATATTCGTTGCCATGTTTGTTCCTAGTAGTACGCCGCACGGCGTGACCTGAAGTATTGCTGATCTTCGCGACGATCATCAGTCAGCGACACAAACCCGCCCCGACGAAAGCGCATCAGTGCCATTGTGATGCAGTCGACATAGTCATCATGCTCGCCGTTGGGAAACTCAGCGCATTCATTGATCAACTCGTGCGCCCAACGCAAGTCTGGTGCCCAGACGACGCTATCAAACAGGAGCGGTGCAACGGAGTTTACTCGCGCTCGCTTATCATTGGATACACCCGCCTTGCCTCGGGACGGGCTGTATTCCTCCACAAACATGTCCATTTGCCGCAATTCCTGAATCAGCGGCGCTCCTGCTGCCTTCTTCTCAATCAACAAACAGTCGGGCTCCCACTCCTTAAAATGCTCGAGGCAACGTTTTTTAAGGTCCGGAAACTCCAGCCGAGCCTTAAAGGCGTTCAACAAAATCAGCTCGTGACGGTTTTTATTCTCATTAAAGAACACACCCATCGTGACACAGGCGCTGTAGTCGTTATGGCTTTTTGTGTCGTGGGCAGTGTCCCAGACCTGCATCGTGAACTCCACCGGTGGCGGCGCATCCTGATCCCATAGCTGCCACCACTCTCTTTTAAGAATGGCTCCTTCTTCAGAAGTCGGATCTTGCATGTACTGCGCAGACCAGAACTGAGACTGCATGCCTGCGCGTTTAGCCTGCAACTGATCAATCGGCCACTGCTCAGGCCACAGGCTGCGTCCGGAAGGGAGAATGGCGGGGAACCGCACCTCACGCCACGGCGTACTCTCAGGATTCTCTACCGCCCACTGCAGCGCACGCCCGATGGGATCTTTTTTCCCCCAGCGCGTACCAATCATAATGATCCGACCCCCCGGCATCAGACGCTGAAGCGGGCCAACCTGCATATACTCCCACGCTGTGGAGAACGCTGCGTCAGGATTTGCCAGAACCGCCTGTTCTGACACCAAGTCGTCGGCAATCAGTAGGTGTGCGCCGTGACCGGCGACGTTTGCACCGATACCAATCGCTAAATACTTGCCCCCCGCCGTTGTCGTCCAGTTGTCAGACGCACTTTTGTCCTTGGAGACCTGTGTTCCGGGGAAAATTTCTTGATAGGCAGGCGTATCGATCAGATTGCGCACCTTCCGACCAAAGTCTGCTGAGAGCGCCGCCGTGTGCGTCGCCATCATAATGTGGTGATGCGGGTTATGCCCGAGGTACCACGCCACAAACAGGTAGGCAATGGTCTCCGACTTCCCAAACCGAGGCGGCATCGAGACAGTCAGCCGCGTCTGCACCCCTTCCTTGACCTCGTGCAAGAGTGGTTTGAGAAAACGGTGATGCGGACCTTCTTTCCAGTTGGGATACAACCGCGCACAGAAGACAAGAAAGTCTTCCCGCGTGTTTTTGAGCGTTTTTTTCTGCTCCAACGACTCAATTTCGTCGAGCAACGCCTTCTTTTCAGCTTTGGGCAGGTTAGTTAAGTTAGCAAGCAACGCAGAAAGCGCCTGCTCGTCCAAATTCTCAAGCATTGGTGCGCTCCGCTACCACGCTGATCTCGTCGTCCAGCTCTTTTTCTTGCGGTTCGTACTCAATTTCGGTAATAGACGCCCCGTCAGCAGGCGTCAGAAGCTTGGAGAGGCGCTCCCTCAACCGTTTTTCGATCTCTTCTTCCGACACATCCTTCTTAGTGACCTCCACACGCTCCGTGAAAAGCGCCACTTCCGTCACGTTGCCCAGCATTTGCAAAGCTTTGAGCCGGATTCTGGCGTCGGGATGGGTCGTTTCTTCGAGGATTTTAGAAACTGTGTAGCTACGCAGCTCTTTAGCTCGCTCCACAAACTCCCAGTCGTAGGCAGTCAGCATGCCAACGAGGTGCTGCACCGCAGCGGGAGTCTTAATGGATGCTAGCGCAGTACGCTGCTCAGCGGTGTCTGGTGTGAAATTGAGCGCGTTGAACGCTTCTCGCGCTGCCGCCTGCTCTTGGCGCTCGGTAATGGACGTATCAGGCGGCACACCCAACTCTTTTAACCAATCAGCCGTTGCAGTCTGCGCGGACAGTATTTTAGAGGGTGCTGCTTTTTCCAGCGGTTCAAAATCCGCCTGCGTCTCCGGTTCTGGAGAAAAAGAAATCAACTGTTCAAACATGAGACTGTGCTCCCATTTTGTCCAATATACACCGCAGCGCTACAAGAAACAAGTTTGGACAGAAAACACCGCAAAAATTTTATATAGGGGGGAGGGGGGTCGCGTTTTGAAAGGGTAGGGGGGTGTTGCACAGATAGGCGCTAGCGGGGTTTGGCAAAGAATTGGAAAAATGGGGAGTGTCGGTGCGAAACACTGTTCATGCCATGCCGCCGAGAGGCTCATTGCAGATTTGGGGGGTGGGGGTCGCCACAAATAAGATGGCAAAAAAGGCCCTATGCTATAATGGAATCACGTTGTCAGTCAGGCAACGCAACCCTTTCGGGACACTTGTCCCGTTTTCTTGGAGACGTACCATGTCACTCAGCAAAGCCATCATCGCCGCCTTCAACGCAGCCGACCGCGAGGAGGGTGCCATCGCAGCCGTGAAGGCTGCGGCTGGACGGATGAGCGAGGCCAAGTTCACGGCGCTTGCGCAGGAGTGCGCGAGCTCGCACTACGCGGTTCCGCTCATCACGAAGAGCACGGGCAAGATCGTGTTCGACTCGAGTGCGGCGAAGTACGAGACCGCACGCAAGCGCGTGCAGAGGCTGGTCGCGGCCCTGTTCCCGAAGTCCACGCGGGACGAGGTCGAAATTCCGGCCGAGTTGTTGAAGGCGGCGGCAACGCTTGCCAAGCTTGCCAGTGAGTACGAGAGCTCGCGGTCGCTCGCCAGCAAGGCGCTCGCCGCCGCCTTCAGCAAGTGATTGACGGATTTCCGGGACAGCTGTCCCGGTTTTGAAGGGCGAAACCCGCGTGAGCGGGTCTAGGCGTGACGCGCCTACTGATGAGCCCATCAACTTCCGGGACATGTGTCCCGCTTTTTCCTCAGGAGCGTGTGATGTATGACGAAAATTTAGAGACGACCGTGCACGAAATCGCCACCCGTATGTGGCAGCACCCCCGCGTGCGCGAGGAGTGCGCGAAGTGGGGCATGGACTTCCCCGAGTTCCTCGCAGACCGGATGCAGGTAGCACGTGCTGCCCGCGATGCGGGTGGCCCGTGGGTCGAAGCGCTGGACTTCTAGGGCGAAACCCCCGCAAGGGGGTCTAGGCGTGACGCGCCTACTGATGAGCCCGTCAACTTCCGGGACACCTGT